CTCCCGCTTTGCCCCAGCGGACTATATGGAGACAGTGAACACCGTCGGCCTGCCGCGCTACGCCAAGCAATGGCCGGCGCGCAATGGCAAGCGGGTCAATCTGGAGATCCAGTCCAACCCGATCTCGCTTTGCACCCAGCCTGCGGCGTTGCGCAAGGGTGTGCGGGCATGAACTGGTCGGCGCGGCTGGCCCGGCTCGGCCAGGTGGTGGACGGTCAGTTCGCCGAGACCGCCGAGCATCGGCCGATGAGCGCCGGCAGCATCGCCGGCGAGCAGTCCGACCCCCGGCGTCCGGTCCGGCCGGTCACCGGCATCTTCTCGCGACAGGTCGCTCCGGCCATGCCCAAGGACCGGCGTGTCACTGGTCGCGACGACACCTTCGGTGCGACAGCCCTCGCTGGCGAGGCGGTGTTCACCTTGGCCGAGGCGCAGCTCCTCGCCGGCGAGCCGCGCAAGGGCGACCGGCTGATCCGCAGCGACGGTTCGGTCTGGCGCATCAGCGAGGTCCGTGCCGACAGCCCCCAATTCCTTCTCTTTCTGCAGAGTCAGCCATGAGCATCAACCGATCCGCCCTGCGCATCGCCACCGTCTTGGCTTTACGCGGCCGCACCAATGCTGGGGAGGCGGTGTTCGACAGCCGCAGTGACGCGTTGGAGGATGTCGCGCTCGGTGAGAGCGTGCCGGTGATCTCGGTCTATACCGAGGAGGATAAGACCGAGGATCGCCGGCGCAGCATCGACCTAGTGATCGAGTTCGCCGTCAACACCCAGGTCGCCATCGATGAGAGCGACGTGATCGCCGCGCCGCAGACCGATGAGGCGCTCGAACTCACCCTCGATGTGCTGGAAGCGCAGATCATCGATGCGCTCATGCCAGCTGCCAGCCCGGCTGCCGATCTGCTCGCCTCACTCGCGGTCGACATCAGCGTGCGCTCCTCCAAGCGCGGTGTGCTCGACCATGGCAAAGACCGCCGGCTGGCGGCGCGCCAGTTGCTGTTGCGCTGCGTCGTCGTCACCGAGCCGGTCGCCGGCGCGCCGGTGCCGCACCATCTCACCCGGTTGATCGCGCTGATGCAGGCCGATCCATTCTATGCGCCGGCAGCGGCGGGCCTCGCCATCTTCATCTCCCGCAGCTTTGCCTGGACGCCGAGCGAGCGCGAGATGAGCTTCCTGATGCTGGATCGTTGGTCGGCTCGGGCGATCGGCATGGCAGCCGAGGAGACCAAGATGCTGTCCGAGATCGTCATCAATGGCGAGAGCGTCACATGATCCCGGAACTGCGCGATCTGATCGGTCGGGTCACCGAACTGGAGCGGCGGTTGGCCAATATCATCCTCGACGGCGTGATCGCCGAAACTGATCACAGCCGCGACCATTACCGGGTGCGGATCAATGGCGAAACCGGGCAGTTGCTCTCGCCCTGGATTGCCAGGGGCGATGAGGATGCCGGCGTCGGCAGCACTCACCGGCCGATGGCGCCCGGCCAGCAGGTCCGCGTCATCTCGCGCGATGGCGAACTCGGTGCCGGCACCTCGCTGGTCTATCCGGGCAGCTATCGCGACCGCTTCCCGCAGCCCAGTCAAAATGGCGAGGCTTTCGTCACCCGGCTTGGCGATGCCGTTATCACCATGAAAGCGGAGGCCATCGAACTCACGGTCGGGTCAACACGTCTGCAAATCACCGCCGATGAGATCGTCACTTTCGGCAAGACCCGGCTCAATGACGGCGGCCGTGCCGTGCATTATGTCGGCGGTCACGACACGGATGGCGATCGCGCAGTCGACGGCGCAAATCAGGTGCTGGTCTGATGGTCGGGATGGATACCCGCACTGGCAAGCGGCTGTCCGGTTTTGCGCATGTCGAGCAGTCGCTCGCCGATATCTTCACCACGCGCATCGGCAGCCGCATCATGCGCCGTAGCTATGGTTCGGATGTGCTGACCCTGCAAGACGCCCCCGCCACCGAAGCCGTGATCCTGAAGGTGTTCTCGGCCTGGGCCGAGGCGGTCTACCAATGGGAGCCGCGATTCCTGCCGGTGCGCGTCTTCACCGAGCAAGGTGGTGCCGATGGCGTCTTCAAATTCGTGATGGAAGGCTTCTACTTCCCCCGCGGGCATCTGGGCGATTTCTCCGCGCTCGAGCACCGCCTGTCCGAGGCCTCGATCCTGGTAGCGTTGGCATGACGGACGGCATCGGGGGGCCGCTTCAATTGTCCGTGACCGAAGGCAGACCGCCCCCCATCATGAAGAACAACCCGCCGCCTCTCAAGACGGCGGGGCAAGCCTTAGCGTCCGCGCCAGAGCCACAACACCAGAAAGGCACCGATGATGGCCGCTATGTATAGTACCAGCGGCAAGGGCCGCAGACCGATGATGACACTAAGATGGAAGCCGATGAACGCACCGGCAATGCCAACCAGCGCAGTGGTGATGTCGCTTTGTTGTGTGATGAACCGCCGACTAAGCCATGTTTGAGCATAGCGGTTAAAGGCAAGTCCAGCGACGATGCCGATGATCAGAACGATCAGGAAATTGGCAAACGCAGTGGTTGCGATAGCCATGTCTATATCCCCCTCTGCACGTCTCGCATCTCGAGCGGCCCATCTTGCTGGATGGCCAACCTTTGAGATGACGCGCCCGTATAAAAACGATCAGTCGCTCTAAAGTTCGAGACGGTCATACTCTAATGCCACGTTTTGCCACCGCGCTTGACCTGTCGCAGCTCGCCCCGCCGGACGTTATCGACCGGCTTGACTATGAGGCGATCCGTGCTGCGCTGATCGCCGACTTCAAGACGCGTGTGCCCGACTATGATGTGGAGATGCTGGAGAGCGACCCGGCGGTAAAGCTGCTTGAGGTTGCCGCATATCGCGAGCTGATCCTTCGCGCGCTGATCAATGACAAGGTCCGGGCGCTGCTGCTGGCCGCTGCCAAGCATGCCGATCTCGATCAGCTCGGAGTGTATTATGGCGTTGTGCGGCTCACGATCACGCCGGCGACGGGAACTGGACCGGCGGTGATGGAGAGCGATGAAGCCCTGCGCCAGCGCATTCAGCTGGCGCCGGAGGCCTTCTCCACCGCCGGTCCGCCCGGCGCCTATGAATTCCATGTGCTGTCGGCCGATCCCGTCATCAAGAGCGTCGGCGTCTATGCACATGGCGAGAGCGAACTGCGGCCCGGTGAGGTGCGAATCTATCTGCTGGCGCGCACAGGAGACGGCCCCCCCGCACCGGCGTTGATCGAGAAGGTCATAGCCTATCTCAAGGCGGGCGGCGACAAGCTGCCGGCCACCGACATGGTGTCAGTGCTGCCAGCACAGGTCGTGCCCTATCAGGTCCATGCAGTACTCAGCCTGCCGCCGGGCCCAGATCCGCTGATCGTCCGGCAAAAGGCGGAGGCGGCGCTCGCCGCCTATACCGCCTCGCGGCATATCGTGGGCGCGGGTGTTCCGCTCTCGGGGCTGAGCCGGGCGGCCTTCGCCGACGGCGTCGAGGCGGTGACGATCATCACACCTGCCGCCGATATTATGGGGGCCATGGGCGCGGCACCGTTCTGCTCTGACATCCAGGTGTCGACGCGGATTCTGAGCTGAGCCTGCCTTGATGACCGATCAGCATCTGTTGCCGGCGAACGCCACGCCGCTGGAACGCGGCCTTGCGCTGACCTTCAGCCGGCTGAACGCCGTGCCGGCGCCGATCGACACGCTGCTGCGGGCGGAGCAATGTCCGGCGTCTCTCCTGCCTTGGCTCGCCTGGGCCGTCTCGGTCGATTTGTGGGACCAGTCCTGGCCGGAGGTGAAGCAGCGGGCGATCATCGCCGAGAGTTTTGCCCTACATCGCAGGAAGGGCACCGTCTATGCTATCGGCCGGTATCTGGCCTATGCCGGGGCGGAGCTCAAACGCGCCATCACGCCGCCGGACAAGGCCTTCGCCGGAGCTTCGATGACAGCAGTTGAGCGCTCTCAATGGCTCGCCCGCTTTCCGCAGATCCGCATCTATGCCTTCCGCGACCGGGGCCGCCGGACCTATGGCGCCTTTACCCGCGGCACTTGGCGCTGGGGGAAGACGTTCCTCGCCCATGGCAGGGTGTTTCCGTATCGGACGGACGCCGCCGCACGTTTGGGCCGACGGGCGTTCCTCTGGGACAAGGGCGGCCATCATCTGGCGACGGGGAAGGAAACGCCGCTGCGCTGGCTCGAGCGGACCTCGATCAGCCGTACCGGCATCGCCACGCGCTATGAGCAGCTGCTGGTCCCCGGCACGGCGGTGAAGGCGTTGTTTCTTGGGAGCATGGCAACGGGCAATGCCGGCGGGCGACGCTTTCCACTGGTCAGCGCGGCCGGCGCCCGCATCGTCTCTATTGCCGCGCCAACGCAATATGCAGCTGCAGAGGAGCCATTGCTGCCGCGTTTTGCGGTGCCAAGCGGGCTCAGGCCGATCTCGGCCTTTCCGGAGAAGGTCGCCGAGCGCGGCATCGCCCGCCACGGTGTGCAGATCTTTGCAGGTGCGACGGGGAGTTGGCTCGATCCGGCAATCGGTGAGCGCCGTGCGGTGAAGGGCTTTCTCCACGGCTATCTCCCGCCAACAAGCGCCAGCTTCCGGCTCTATGACCGCTTTGCCCTTCATGATCCGGCCCGGCTGCCGGCCTCGCGGCGGACAACGAGCCATCTTGGGGCGATGCGGCTGGGGATGCCGGCCTTTCATCTGCAACTCGATATCGCGATCACCGGTCGCCGTGGTGCCTGGCAGGCCGGTCGCTTCATCTTCGGCTGCCTAACCGCCTCATCGCAGCGCCCGCTTGCGGATGCCCGCGCGGCCATCCAGCGGTCAAAGGCGGCACGGGACAGGGTACTGATCGCCACCCGCTTGCACCGACCGCTCTCGACCCGCGACGCCGCCAGAACCTCCGCCGGTTATCGTTCCGGCAGCATTATAGCCACCCATTAGGGACATCCCATGGAACAGCAACCGATCTTTCGCGACCGGCAGGAACTGCAGGCCGCCGACCTCTCCAATATTGGCGGCTTCGCCCGGCAGAGCCTCGACCATGTCGTCGCCGACGGCATCCAGCATGGCAAAGGCTGGGTTGACTTCCAAGTGGTGAAGTCCGGCATCGCCGAGATCACGGTGAAACCCGGGCGGCTCTATAATGCTGGGGCGGTTTATGTCTCGGCATCGGACGTGGTGTTCGACCTGCTCGCCGAACTGCCCGCCGCCAATCGCAAATGGGTCGCCATTGTCGCCTGGGGTCAGGAGGTTGAGACCGACACACAGGCGCGCGATTTCCTCATCGACGCCACCACCGGCGTGACCGAGCCCCAGGCCGTACCGATGATGCGGCTGCGCAAGGCAGTGGTGGGCACGGTCGCCGGCGTCACCGCGGCGCAGCCGGCCAAGCCGACCATTGACGGCGCCAACAGCGTGATCGCCTGGCTGCTGCTCGGGCCTGCCGATGTCGAGAGCATCACCCTCGTGGAGGACAACGCCCTGCCGCAGCTTGCCCGGCAGAAGGGCCGCATCGATGACCTCACATTCTGGCGCGAATTGGTGGGCCCGCGGGTTGACAGCCTGGCCTCCGACCTTGCCCGGCTCAGAAGCGAGATTGCACAAATGGGCAAGTCGCGGCTGATCGATCAGATCGCCGTTGATGTCGCCCGGTTAAAGGAGCTGTCGGAGCTGGAGGACGGCCATAGCGATTATGGCGCCGACCGGTTCCTGGATCGCGGTGAGAGCGACACCAGCAACGTCACCTTCCTCGCCAAGGTCGAGGAGGGCGTGCGCTTTGCCGATGAGGCCGCCCAGGTCGAGGCGCTGTCGGTGTTTAACCCGCTCAATCCCGATGTGATCGTCTCGAACGGCTTCCTTCTGCCGAAATACACCGAGGTGAAGCGCTTCGCCGTCGGCCCGTTCGCTGAGGAACTGTCGATCGCTCAGTATCAGTACCAGACGCACCAAATGGTGCAGCGGACGGTGTCGCGCGAGCGCATCCGCTACGGCGAGACGGTGACGGTGTGCACTAACGCTGCCTGGTACAAATCCGGCCAGTATGACAGCGCCCGGCAGGTGTTCGTAAAAGACGGCGAGACCTGGCAGCTGATCGAGGGCAATCCGGCGGGCAGTCACAGCACCGTGCGGCTGCGGCGCTATTGGATCGACACCTACGAGATCGCCTATTGGGACCGGATCACCATTCCGCATGTCATTGCTGGCCAGCAGATCGGCCAGACCTTCCTCAACCCGCAGGATGGCTGGTTGACCTCGATCGGGCTCTCCTTCACCCAGAAGGCGGCGACGGGAAACGTCAATGTCGCCCTTGCCCAGGTGACCGCCTCCGGCACGCCGGACCTGTCCAGCCTGCTGAATCTGGTGACGCTCGATGCGGCCGGCATCCTCACCTCGGGCGACGGCACGGTGGAGACCAAGGTCAGTTTCCCGGCGACCTTCCTCGAGGCTGGCAAGCGTTATGCGATCCTGCTGACCTCGGGCGGCAATCATTATGTCGCCATGGCCGCCGGCACCGCCTATGCCCAGGGCACATTCTTTTCCTCGGTTGACGGCGCCTATCAGCAGGGCACCGCCAACAAGGACTTGATGTTTGCCCTCTATTTTGCCCGTTTCGCCCAGACCCGCAGCGTGGTGGATCTGAAAGCCTTGTCGCTCTCGGGCGGCATCGCCGCCATCGATATCCTGGCGCCGGTGATCAAGCCGGGTTCGACCAGCCTCACCTATGAGGTGCAGGTGGCGGGCAGCTGGACGCCGCTGCAGGAGGTTGCCGCCGGCAATACCGTGCTGTTCGGCCTGCCGCCTCTGTTGCCGTTCCGTGCGGTGTTCGTCGGCACCACCGATGTACAGGCCGGGATCCATCTCACCGACAGCGTGCTGAAATATTCCCGGCCGCGGACCGGCTTCAAGCATCTGTCCAAGCCCTATGCATTGGCCGCGCCGACGCGGAACCTCAAGGTGATCGCGCTCATCGAGAACTATGCCGAGGTCCATCACGATCTCGGCTGCTCCATTGCCGTCAACGGCGGCACAGTGGAGATCCCGCCCGGCTCGGTCCTCGACGA